TGTATCAGTTCCATATCCCTTTAACTCTGTATAAAAAGATAATTCAGTATATTTCTTACTAGGAATAGATGCCTCAGGCGATAAACTAGCTTTAAAAGGATTTCTATCAATTTTATCTATATTAGGTGTAACAGTAACATCAAAAATCTCAAGCATATCAGTATTATTTGCTGGATCAACACCACTAAAAGCATCAACACCATATGTAGATTCTAATTTAGCAAAAATAGCTGTTTTCCTTGTAAAAATACTCATATCTATTTCCCCCTATAATTGTTTTAACACTAATTATGATGGCAGTTCTCTTCGTCGAAGAAGAGCATCTAGGCGTTATGCCAAGGACTACTGCCCTAGTCCCAATTTATAAAAATTTCTCAATATTATTTATTAATCTGCCTACATATTTATTTATATCAAACTTTCTATAAGCACTATTAATGAAACCTCATTTCTTTAACTCAACACTATCTCTACATCAATACAGAGGTAAATACCCACCTTATAACTTTCTGTTAGTGTTTAAATTATAACAATCTAACCACTAACAGAAAGTAGGTAGGGCATTAAGCCCTACCTATTAATTAACTATTTTACACCAGAAACTTTAACAAAAGGTTCATGCAATGTGATTTTTGCATCCCAACGATCAAAACTCTTCAATAGAAGTTGATTCTTTAAGAAAGCATCACCACCAGTAGTAGTTCCTTCGATTCCAAATTCATTTCTTGTCCACATATACATATACTTAAAATCACCAAATACGAGGTCAGCAGTATAATATTCATCACCAGAATTAGCAGTGCCATCAGGGTCAACCAAAGTATCTTCCATTTTAACATTTTCAATTACAGGACGACCAAAAATAGTAAGTTCAGCACCAGAATTGGCTTTGGTAAGAATTGGTAATCCATTATTATCTTTTACCTTTCTCAAAACCTCAATACCCAAAGATGAAGTCATCCATACAGCTTTACTTCTATAAGGTTTCTTAAGTGCCATAAAAGCACTTACAATATCATCATAAGTAATCGCAGAACTGAGAGCCATTTCTGTAATATTGGCATCATACTGGAACCCTTGAATAGGAATAGTAGCATTATTTTTACCGATAGTAAGTGCAGTATCTACAGCATCTGCATAAGCCTCAGTAAACAACTCTCTAACAAGCCTTTCAAGATTAAAAGCACTGTCAGCTAGCAATTCACGTGAAATTGCACTATAAACATCCAATCGTTTAATCGCATAAGTAATCTGCCCAAAAGTAGGTTCACTTTGAGTGAAAGCAGTATTATCATAGTTGCTCTGCCAAGTATAAGTCGGTTTTCCAGTCAAAGTTGGATACTCACCAGTTCTTTCTTTAATATTAACAACCCTAATCAAAGGACGCATTACAGAAGCATCATCTAATCCTCTAATAATTTCTTTCTGAAATTCATCAGGTATAGTAAACCCGCCAGCACTATCAACATTACCACCTAAATCCTTAACAACAGCCACGTCATTATCAATAACACCCTTCATGAAAAGTTTAAATCTTTCGGCAGGAGACAAATCTTTTATTTCCTCCCCTCCTTCAACTTCTTCCTGAGTAGGAATTTTACCATGCTTTAAATCAACCTTATCTAACCCAAGTTCTTTAAACTTGTTATCAATAACAGTAGCAATTAAATCAGCAAATTGTTCTATATTTAATTTAGTCTCGGCCATTTTATTACCCCCATTATTTTAATTATTTGATTTTGTTTATGACATGTCTTACAGACTTTGTGAGAAGTTTAGCGTCTAAGCACTCTTATTCTCACAGGCCGTGCCACACGGCCACTACCCAATATCTGTTTCACAACAGACTCTCGGAATACTTTTGACAGTTCTCTTCATGACAGTTCTCTTCGTTAAGAAGAGCATCTAGGCATTATGCCAGGGATTACTGCCCTAGTCCTTTTAAAAACACATTATTTAATTTTGTTTAAAAGTTTGTCCACGACGTCCTTTACCTCATCTAAATCAACAATAATATAGTTCTCATCATCTTCGGCATCTACTTCCTTCTCGGAAGGAGAAGATGATGTATCAACATCTTTATTAAATTTTTCTTTTAATTTTTTATTTTCCCTCTCTAACCTTTCATTTTTTTCTTCAACATCTTTTAACTGGGCATCTAATTTCTCTTTTTCTTTAGTAATATCCTCTACCTTAACCTTTAATTCATCATTTTCTTTAACAAGTTCCTTTAATTCACTTAACAATTTATCAATACCAACTTCTAACAAATACTCTACCAAAGTATCTTCATCAAATTCTTTAATAGCTTCACTTATAGTATAATCTTTATATTCAGGTGGTTCTTTTTCAAATTCTTCATAATGCTTAGCAAGATGGTCATACACACCTTTTCTATCCTCTTCAGGTAAATGTTCTTTGTTAGCCATAAAATGTGCCATTGCTGAAGCAACACCACGCCATACAGTTACAAAATTACCATCATTATCAATCCAATGTGTAGGATATTTATAACTATCAAAATTATCTATATTTTCACTATCATACCAAGTAAATCCCCTTCTATATTTAACCCAGTCAATAGTATCTTTATCACCAGAGCCATCAGAAGATGCCCATTTTCGTAAAGAATTAATAGCCTTTGTTCTGTTCCACAATTTTTCAGCATCTTTAATAGTATTTTCTGGATGTGCATTAGAAGATACAACTCTTTTTAAATCCGTAATATCTGTTACTGGAATTGATACAGTAATTGTTTTATTATTTTCATTAAGTGCAAAAGAACATATATTATCAATTCCTTTAGAACGCATAATTAGAAGTGCATTTTGATTAGCAGGAACAGGTACAACAGAGAGCTCTAAAAGTTCTGATTTCCAAATGACAGTATCCACAACTAACAATTTTTCCTTATTTTTCTCATACCAATCAGGGTATCTTTCTTGTAATCTATCAAACTTTTCACCCCACCAACCATCTTTTGAATACACTTCTTTAGGGATAAAACCAATCGAAACAGCTTTCATATACCCATTATCAACTAAATACTGAATTTTTTGCCCTTCCTCAGTCTCAGCAAACTCAACACCTATAATTAAATCTTCACCTTCCTTTTTTATATCTACGGCCTTCCCGATAGACATGCTGCGATAATTATGTGCAAATAAAATAACAGGATTTTCAGAAAATTTAGAAATGTCAATGCCATCAACTACAACTATATCACCATCTCTATCAGGCTCTTTCTCAGAACTAGCCACAAAATAATAAATTTTTTTATCATTATCTCCAGATTTAACATCTTTAATAAGCGAAAACTTTGTAAAATTTTTCATCATGACACCTCTTTGTTTAAAGATATGCAGTATGTGCGTTTAATTTTAAAATTCGTGTTACTTATTGGATAAAAATATAAACTATAACACAACTTTATGTTTATATAATCATTATTTTCAATTTGTCAAGACCTAAAATGTAAATTTTTTAAAAAATTTTAAAATTTAATTTAATTCCTTCAATCTTTGGATAGCTATTTCACAATATTTTTCTTCTAATTCTATCCCTATCCACCTTCTATTCAATTTTCACAAGCTACTGCTGTTGTACCAGAACCAAGAAAACAATCTAATATCAAATCATTTTTATCAGAATAATCATTAATTAAATTTTCAATTAAAATCTCTGGTTTTGAGTAGGATGTACTCTTTTCTCTTTACTTTCTCTTATAAATCCCTGCTGTACACAAACATATTTTTTAATAGGTTTTCGTTTTAAACTAGTCCAAATAAGCTCACATTGAGAAAAAGGATTTTTAAATTTAATATTTCCAATTTTATCCCATACAATCCAATGTCCACTAACTGGTAATAAATCAGTAAACAAGTTTCCGCCAAAAATAATACAAACTTTTGAAATATTTAACATCAAATCAAAATATATTTTATTTGGTCTAAAATTATCCCAATTATCTTTATATTTATGTTGTTTGTAATTTCCAAAATCTTTACTTCCTTTATCTTGTTTTAAACCATAAGGTGGATCGGTTAATATTAAATCAACACTATCCTTTGGAAAATCTTTCATTATTTCCAAACAATCGCCTTTATACAAAATCCCGTTATCTGTTTCATGATAAATATTATCTCTAGGAAACATACTTTTCCAATTACTCATATTACACCTCACGAAGTGCTATAATAATATCCATATTGTTAGGATGCAGAGGTGGGTAGAGGATATTGAAATCACCAATGGAAAAGTTTTCAAGATAAAACTTAACTTGATTATGTAATTTACTCCCTAAACTATCAGGGTCATTATAATTCTTAGCTATCCATTTCTTCCAATAATACCCTTGTG